CTCTCCAGATTCGACTATTTGTATAAATCAGCATCAAGTCAAGGTAATTAATTTAGCATTTAACGAATTAGACAAAATGATTAAACTTGATTCAGTTAGTCGTGAACAATTAGGAACAAAAGACTTGAAGATTAAGCAACTCCAGGCAATTGATTCTTTACGTTCAAATCAACTTATATCGGCTAATATTGAAAATACTCAATTGCGCAAAGAACTAAGGCAAAAATCAATAAAAATAGCAGTATATCAAGTAGCATTGCTCGCTTCATTGGTTGGTATTATTTTGTTGATTTAAATATTTTTCGTACTTATATTTTCTTCTATAATTTTCGGAGCGGGATAATAATTGAAATGAAATTGAACGCCAATTAACAAAATCTATTTTGCTCAATATTTTTGCAGGTTTAATAATACACATTGTATTAAACTGATTATCATATTCAATTAAACCATATTGAGGGGGTATTTCATTTAAGTTTAACAAACCTCTTGGAGTAATAAAGAAAAATCTATTGCACCTGCTTCCTGACTTTATTACATCGTGTTTATTCCCTTTTTTGAAGTCATTGAAAAAGTCGCTCCTGCTAATCTTTATTTCGTATTCAACCATTAACCCTGCTCGTGTAATTTGGCATAAGTCCATTTCATAAGCACCTACAAAGAAATTAGGAATAATAATTCCCCCTGAATTGCTTAAAAAAGACATCCCTTTGTATTTAATTTTATCGGCTAATCTCATTGGTTGGTTTGGTTATTGCTTTGTGAGGTTAATTTGTTTAGTTTTTAAATTTCCCTTAATGTATTTATCACAATAGAAACTTTTGGCATTACATCAATTTTAACATCACTTAATGTAACTGAAAAAGTATAGCCCATTTCGCTAATTTTTTTATGATAAAAATTTAAAATAGCTTCTTTTATTTCGTCATCAGATAATATAAATTCTGATTTTGTTGATTGTTGCATAATCTTATTTATTGCTTTGTGAATGACTTGAATTTTTAAACGCAAAAGTTAAATTATTGCGTTTTTTTTGGGCTTTACTCACTTTCATTTTAGGCGATTTAACCCGAATTTGCTTTGGTGTTTTTACTCGCATGAGTTTATTTCTTTTTAAATTGTTCAAACCATTGTTGTACTGTTTGTTTAGAAGTCCATCCATAAGTGTCGGAATAATCCATATTATCTTCACCTTGACTAAACGCTTCTCTTAAATCTTCCTCACTATACATTCTTTCTGCCTGCCATTTAGCACCTGCCTTAAAATCTTCTTCAGTAGTACCATCATCATTGATAAAAGTATTAGTATATTTTTCTGCTGCTTCTTCAAGTGTTTCGTTACTCATTGTTATCCTCCTTTTTTCTAATAATCACTTTGTCGTGTTCATCTACTATGTGGCAGTCGGGGCAGTAGTGTTCAACCTCTCCTTTAAAACCTCTTGTATAAGCCCAATTATTTGGCAAGTCTAATATTCCATCAATCTGCATTTCATACCCGCAACTATCGCAGGTTAATAAATGGGATTCTTGTTTAATTAGTGTCATAGCGTTTCAAAATAATTATTAGCCAACTCCCGCAATTTGTCAGCCCCAAATTTGTTGATTAATTCAATTCGGGTTGTTATCGTAAACTGGTCTTTAGTCTTACCTTTTGGGCGACCGACTTTTTTCTTTGGTTTGGTCATTTGTTTGGTTATTTGATTAAACTTTTAATAGGTAGATTCATGTATTTAATAGCATCTTCCTTGTGTTTAAACCATTTATAGGTAAAACTTCCATTTTTATTCATGCGGTTATAAACAAAGCCCTCTGATTTATCACTAAACAATCTAAGGTAAGTTTCGTAGTGAAAACATTTGAATCTTTCTATACTTTCAACCGATGCGCATTTTAGATTGTTTGAGATAATATCAAACTGCAATTCTTCTCTTGTTTTGGTAGTAGTATTCATATAGTTGGTTATTGATAGCACAAATCTAAACCCGATAAATGAGATAAACAAATAAATAAATTAAATTATTAAACTAAATTTATATCTGTTTGGTTTTTAGGTGGTTAAAATTCGTTTATTCCTTTCAATACCTCAATTTCTTTATTCAATCGCTCAATCTCGTAGGTGAGATTTAAGTTATCCGATTCGAGTTTATAAACCTTTTTTCGCCAATACAATTCGTTTAGGTAAATACTGCCTACCTGATTAAATACGTTTTTTAGTGTATTAACTCGCATTTCCCACTCTTTTTTTCGTTCGCCTTGTATCTTATCAACTTGGATAATAAAATCGTTTATAATGGCTCTTAAATCGTCTAAGGCTTTTAACGCTTCATCTTCCTTGCGTTCTTTTGCCATTAGTGAACGGGTTGTGAAGTAGAGTTGCTCTAATGTTTCTTCGTATTTATCGCTCATTAGAATGGTAATGGGTTTTTAGAACCTTCTAAATTATTAAATATTTCAACCTTTTCCTCACTTGCAAACCCGATAAAACTACCTTCTTCCCTATGCTTTTTACCTTCACCCGCATAGCAGATTTTACCCTCAATCGTTTCTCTATACCTGCTTTTTTTCCAATCAAATTCAAGTCTTTCAATTAGGGCAGTCGCTTTACCAAGTACATCAGGTTTTACCTTGTTAAAATATAGGTCTACGGTTTGTTTGCTGCGCTCTGGGTAGTCTACGGTTACAATTACTTTACCGTTGCTATTCCATGCACTACCGCCCTTTATATCGTCCCCATCAGGAATCCTACGTTTAGGTTTAGAACCATCTTTAGGTATCATTATTTCCATTTTCTTAGGGTGCGCAATAGTCATAAAGTGTTTAGTCTTAGCTTCGGCAAGTTCGTTACGATAGCCTAAAACATAATCCAAATACAAATCTTCTCTACCTCCAAATGGTTGCATATCGTGAAACATATTTTTCCATGAATCAATAAATACGGTGTTAATAGCCCCGTTATTATCCTCATAATCTACACCAAAGTTCCAAAGGTCAATAGGTGTTAATGGTTTCTTTGGGTCATCTTTTTGGGCTATTAAAAAAAACGTATCTATCCAGGCACTTGCCTGTATTACTTCGGTGGGTGATATTGAGTTCTCATAACCCCTAAAACTCCTGCGATAATACTTTACTAATAGCTTTCTGCGTATCTCATTGTATGAACCAATATCAGGAGCATAAAGTAAATGCCTTAATCCAAACGCTTCACTTTGGTAGAACATTAGTTCCAAAGCAAATTCAGTTTTACCTGAATGCGGTAAACCCGTTATATCCGTAACACCATCTAAAGCGTATTGAAAAACTCCGTTAAAACATTCAAACCCCGCATAGTTTAGTTGAGTACCGCCTGACTTATGGTAATCCTCAAAGTGTTTAGACTTTTTTGAATAGTCAATGATTTTAACATTCATTAATTACCTCCGTTCTTTTCCATCCACATTCTGCGAGCGTAGTCTATATCGGATTCAGTATTTTCAACTTTGATTTTATTTTCATCTTTAAACCAAACGGATTGCATTTTCTGTTTCCAATTTAAAACTTTCTTACCATTAGCATCGTGCCAATTAGCTTCGTTGTAATAGTTAAATGCTCTAATTGCTACTTCTTCTCTATATCCATTTTCTTTAAAATATAATATAACTTCATTTACATTTACAGTTCCCATAAGAATCGCATCGTTTTTCTTTGGGATTCTTTTAGGATTCTTTTGCGATTGTAATGGAATCCCATCGTTTTTTGATGGAATCGCATTTTTACGCTTTTCCCAAATAGTTTTAACTGCCTCCGAAATATTGTTAGATTTTTTGTTTCTAAGGTTCATAACTTCCATTAAACGGATATTGTAAAAACCTAAATCAGATTCAACAAATTTGGCTCTAACTATTTCATTAGTTCCTACCATTGCATTAAATGAAACTTTATCAATTACACCTCCATGTTGATGCTGAGAACAAAGCAAACGAATATAAATACCTACTTGCTCATTACTCATAAACATTGTACCCGTCAAAAAGTCTGAGGGGTAAAATAAGAATGCTGGGTCTTTTGCCATAACTAAAATCCCTCATGTTTTAAACTGAATGAACATTGGTCATCAAACCAAATACCATCAAAATCGTAACGATAAGTAAAGTTTCTTAAGCAAAAACCTGAGTTATGGTATAAAAGCACATCTTCTTGTAAGTTGGTAAAATCAGCTAAATAAGCATAAGATGAATTCAAATCAATAGATTTACCTACAAGGGTAATAGAGTAATTAAAATAATGGTCTTTCTTTCTTTTTTCTAAATAGGATTGAATACCTTTTAAATACCTTAATGCTTGTAAAAAAGCAGAAATACCTATTTTTTCTTGTTTGAGTTCAAATACAGTAATTTCACCTTTTATAAGTTCTCTGTATTCTATGTGATAGAAAGGTCTTCTAACTTCAATTAAATCGGCAACACCATAATTTCCAATTTTCTTTTGTCGTAATAACCTGCTTTTGTTGTGAAAAGGTAATCCTCTTTTACCTAATTCATTTTTGTCTGTGGTAAAAATGATTTCTTCCAAATCTTTCTCTAAAAAATTCATTCCGAATTCTCCTATAAAAAAAAGTCCGTTTGTTCGCTGGTTTCGCAAGGGTGAATCAAACCCAACCAACTACTAAAACGGACTTATTTGTAAATATCTTCATGATTCGTTAATAGGCTGCGAAACCCGAATACAAATTTACCTCACAATAACAAATAGTCTTTTACAAGTTTTGCACAAAAATTAAATATTTAAACCGCACATTTCTAAACAAGTATTACACTTACCTAAGTATGCTTTTTTATTAAACTTACTTACTAATGTTTTACTTTTCATAAATGCCATTTGTTTAGTATTTATCATCCCATCAATTACTAATTTATTAGACTTTGATGGTCTAAATACAGTATCTAATGTATGTTCATTTTTGAATAAACTATCTTGCACTAAACTTAATTTTAAACCCTCATTATTATTTAGATTAAAATCACAACTAACAATCCTTAAAACTGATTTACAAAAAGGTTTAAGTCTATTGTATTGTTTTAGGCAATTGTTTAAAACCTCTTCTTTATCAAGTGCTGAAATACTTGTATTAATGCAAATGTTAAATTTAGATAATTGCTCCAACTGCTCATCTGTTAAAACATTCCAATGCCTTGTAATAATTACTATTTGTTTAGTTGAATTATAATCAAATAAAGATAATTGGGTTTTGTTTCGTAGTTTAGAAATAATATTTATAGTGTGCTTCCAATTTTCAGATGGGTCACCAGAGCAACCCATCCTAATAAACGGCATATCAACTTTTTCTATCATTTCAATTACCCTATTTAAATGATTATAGTCTTCAAAATCTCTTTCTACTGATACGCTAAAATCAATTCCGTATCTCTTTGCAGTTTTATAAGCATAACAATCATTATAACAACCATTTTCACTATTTGCCAAACCACTTTTACAACCTTTAATAGGGTCTAAATCCCATATCCCACGCTTATTTTTAGTTAAGCTAATTGTTGTATTGTAGTTTCTCATAGTCTGCCTATGTTTGGAAAAAGGTCTTTTATTTTACTTGTATCGCCTTTATAAAAAACATAAATGCGTTGCTCACATTTAGGATATTTACGAGAGTTTAAAGTCTTTTTTGCAGTTGCTCTTCGGGTAAATTCACTTTCTAAGTAAATTATTTTATTGTAAATGTGTAAACCTTGCTCTTTAAAAAATAACTCATGTTCAGCATCACTACCATAATACCCCCCGTTTTTATCTCTACTATCACCCGTCATTACAACAAAAAAAGTATTATCATTCATTGCTTCAATTGCATTTTTATAACCTGCAAAAAGCATATCCCTAAACTCTTCATAAGTGCCTAATGAGTTTAATTCATTTTCAGGTGACTTGCCATCATAGTCCAAATAGGTTTCAACTTTATAGTATGGTGGGCAACTAAATATTAAGTCATATTTTTGTTTTGGCTTAAATTTGGTTGAATCGCTGCAAATCCATTTTACGTTAGGAAATTCCTGGCAAAGTGCATTATTAGCATCACATTGATTTTGTCTTATTTCACTTGAAGTATATTCGTAACCACAACCACCCGCTACAAACCCCATTTGAACACCACCACCAAAAGGATTGTAAACCCTTACACCATTAGTAGGCATGAACATTCTAACAATAATCTCACAAGCAGTAGGGTCTAATACACTTGCATTACCATTTAAATCTTTGCCTTTATCAGTTAAAACCTCACCATCTACTACACTTTGTTTAGATAAAACAACATTACTCATTCCTGCTTTACCTTGCCAACAACCTTCACGACTTGCAAATTTAGGGTTAGGTATATTGTATTTGCGCCCCATCTCTTCAAGTCTTTCGTTCCATTCTTTTTTTACACTCATCCACTCACCACTAACGGACTGCCATAAATTAGTCATAGCCATGTGGCATAATCTTTTAACCCTTACTTGACTTAATTCCCCATAAACCATATAAACGAATTCACTCTTTTCTAAGTTTACTTTAAAACCACGAGCCATGAAAACTTTAGGGTTTTCTAAATCATGCTTTTTGCTTACGGTCATAATCATTGGATAACCAAATGTATTTTGTTTAATAATCTCGTCAATCATTAAACTATAAATTTCCTTATCCTTTTTATCTGGATACATTGCAGATTGTAATAAACAGAATTCGCCTACCTTATGGTTTATCTCATAGGTAAAAAACCCTGCAAACTCATCATTTATTAGCAGTATTACTGCTGAATGTATTTGCATATTTTTTCTAGCAGCACGATAGGCAATTTTATCAATTAGTGCTAATTCTGCTACCTTAGTTTCGTAGCCCGAACCTAAAACAGATTCTACGTTAATAATTTGAATTTTGTCCTCAAATAGTTTTGCTTGCTTCATTTTGT